GCTGGTTCCGGGTTCCGAGGTCGCTGATGAGTTCAAAGATGAAGTGCAGTCACAACTCGATGACATTGCTGACATCCTATTTGACCATCTCAATCACAGTAACTTTGCATCACAAGCACATGAGGCGTTCACTGACCTGGCGATTAGTACCGGGGCAATGACCATTGAGCGATCTGACAGCGATAGTTCTCTGCTGGCTTTCAATGCGGTTCCGTTAGATGAGTTAGTGCCCGAAGAGGGTCCAAGAGGAACGATTGAAACAGTTTGGCGGCAGCACGAAGTGAGTGTGCGTAACATTGAGCGCTTATGGGAAGATGCTGACCCGTCTACACATTGCAAACAATTACTCACTGACAAGCCTGATACCAAGGTTTCAGTGATCGAGGGAACGATATACGATGCTGAAAAGGAAATGTATTACCAGTGCGTGATTGAGAAAGAACATAAGCACGTTGTTTATGCACAGAACTATACAGTTTCCCCTTGGGTAGTGTTCAGAGAGTCGGTTCGACCCGGTGAAGTCTTAGGTCGTGGTCGCGTGATGACTGTCCTATCCGACATTAAGATGCTCAATCAACAGAAAACATGGCAGATAAAGAATATCGGCCTACAGACTGCTGGCGTTTACACCGCAGCAGATGATGGAGTGATTAACCCCTGGTCGGTGCGCATCGAGCCGGGTGCAATTATTCCGGTAGGCAGTAACGATAGCAGCAATCCAACGATTAGACCGCTGCCGATGCCAGGTAATCCGCAATTGGAACAGCACAGCATTGATGAGTTACGCAGAGGGATCAACAGGGTGCTATTTGCTGAACCTTTCGGGGATACCGATGCACCCGTGCGAACAGCTACCGAGATGAGTATGCGTAATGCAGAGTTAATGCAAGAGTCAGGAGCAGCGTTTAGTAGGTTGCAGACTGAGTTCATCGAGAAGATAGTGAAGCGCAGCATCAATATCCTGACGGATGAGGGATTGATTCAGCCGATACAGGTTGATGGCAAGATGGTCACAATCAAACACACATCACCATTAGCGATGGCACAAGATCAGGAAGATTTGAACGCTGTCAGGACATTGATGGAGGCTGGTGCTGCATTTGGTCCTGAGTTGATGACGGCTGGTTTGAGGATGGAAGAACTGCTTCCTTGGATGGCTAAGAAGTTGGGTGTTGACACTGAACTGGTCAGAACTGAGCAAGAGCGTGAGCAGATCAAAATGGCAGCAGCACAGAAAGCACAGCAAGAAATGGCACTTGAGCAAAAGATGATGGGTGAAGAAATGGAGCGTCCTAGTGTCCAATGATGAGCAGGATCATGAGCAAGAACGTGCCAGTCGAGAGATTGCATCACAGACACTAGAAACTTTCTCAACCGATGCCGGTAAAGCAACGCTGGCGAGGTTGGTTAAGGTTACGATTGATCGTCCAGTTCTTTTCGGTGGCAGCACCAAGTTTGCAGCCGGAATCCGTGAGGGGCAGAACGACCTAGTCCGACAGATATTGCAACAAATCAAAATAGCGAAAGAGGGGTAACTATGGAAGAAGAAATGAGTTTGATGGACGGTGCTGAACCAGCATCAACAGATGAATCAATCACTGAAACAACCGAAACACCGGCCTGGATGTTGTCCGAGGGGGTAGCTGGTGAGGGTGATCGGCCAGAATGGTTTAGCGATAAATATGATTCAGTGGCAGAGCAAGCCAAAGGCTACAATGAACTATCGACCCGGTTAGGTGGATTCACTGGCGCTCCCGAAGAATATACTTTGTCTGCTCCGGAAGAAATGGGAACCCGACCGGATGGTTCTGCCTGGTTGAATGACGGTGATCCATCTGTTGAGTTCATCCGAGAGATTGGTAAGGCTCACAACATGAATCAGGATATGTTCGATGCGTTGACGCATGGCTGGCTTAAGCATACCACTGAGAATCTTCAACAGACTCATAAAGCTGAAATGGAGGCATTAGGTCCACAAGGTCCAGCAATGATTAATGGATTAGCCAGGTGGGGAGAAACACATCTTCCAGCAGAAGCACAGGATGTGTTCCGGAGCATGGCAACCACAGCAGATCAGGTCAAAGTATTGGAGATGATTCTGGGTAAGACTAAAAATGCAGCGATGGTGGATACCACTAAGGTGCAAGCCAATACCGGAATGACTAGGGAGAAACTAGACGAGTTAGTTGCAGATAAACGCTATCAGGAGTCACCGACATTTCGCAAGGAAGTAGACGCGAAGTTTCAGCAGTTCTATGGATAGCCGAAATATGTTATAATATACCCTAATCCAGCTAAAAATTGGATACCCTTTGCGGACACGCATTGGCCCAACTTGAAGCGGTACACACGGCCCTTAAACGGATACCCGTACCAAAACGAGTTGCCAGACACAAGTCTGGTTGTAGTTAACAAACACAAGGAACAATTATGTCCGCATCATTATCATCGGCTGCACAACAGCAGTTCGACTCAGAAGTAAAACACGCATTTCAATCATCAGGTAAACTCCGCGATACTGTAACAGTACGCAATGGCGTTGTCGGTGACATCTACAAATTCAGAGCAATGGGCAAAGGCCTGGCGAACCAGAAAGCGACATCAGCAGATGTTGTTGCAATGGGCGTATCGCATAGCTTGATCAGCTGTACTTTAGCTAACTGGAACGCTCCAGAGTACAGCGACATCTTTGACCAGGCAGAAGTTAATTTCGATGAGCGCCAAGAACTTGCTCAAACAATCGCTGGCGCATTAGGTCGCAGACTTGATCAATTAATCCTAGACGCACTGGATGCCGCAACACCAGCAGCCTCTATAGCATCTGCATCATCTGGCCTAACCCTGGCTAAAATCATTCAAACTGGCAAAGAGTTAAACGATAAGGGGGTTCCGTCTGGGGATCGTCATTTCGTTGTATCTGCTGCCGGGATGGAAGATATGTTAGGCGATTCAACGATCACTAGCGCTGATTACAATAATGTCCGCGCACTGATGGCCGGTGACATTGACACCTTCATGGGTTTCAAATTCCACACCATAGAGTCACGCACTGAGGGAGGTTTAGATATAGCCGCATCTGTTCGTGAGGGATTTGGTTATCACAAATCAGCATTAGGCTTGGCTGTCGGGATCGACATCAAGACCGAAGTGAATTACATAGCGCAGAAAACATCCTGGTTGTGTAACGGTGTAATGAAAGCCGGGGCAGTTGCTAGGGATGGTGACGGTATCGTTTCTGTTTCATGGGCTGAGTAATTAGCTAACCTTTAAGGGCCGCCACTGCATTTACCCCACTTTCCGGATGTGGTGGTTGGTCCGCTCTAAGGAGCAATAATGGCAACAGATATATCAATGTGTTCCAATGCGCTGCTCTTAATCGGGCATGGAACCATATCCAGTTTTACAGAGGGTGGTGCTGGCGCTTTAGTCGCATCTAACCTATACCAATCCAGTTACGAAAACCTTTTAAGTCTGCATCGTTGGCGCTTTGCTAGTGGCAAAGTCACACTGTCGCGGCTGACAGCGACACCGATCAATGATTTTAGTTATGCTTATCAGTTACCGGCTGATTACATGATCGCAAATCGGGTGATCCCACAGTCAGACTATGAAATATTCGGGGATAAGATTTACTCTGATCAACAATCTCTAGCACTGGACTATATTTTTAAACCAGCAGAAACGGCGCTACCGGCTTATTTCGTCAAACTGATGGAAGTTTATCTAGCCTCACAGTTCGCTGTGCCAGTGACGGACAACAGCGCTAAAGGACAACTATACGCACAGTTTTATGAGGCTCAACTTAGACAAGCTAAATTTGCTGATGCGAGTTCACGACCGCCTGATGCGGTAGCAGATAACCAACTCTGGGCAGCACGATAATGCCGAGAGCAATAAAATTACAGACCACTTTCAATTCGGGTGAACTTGACCCCAGGTTAGCCGCAAGAGTCGATGTTAAGCAATATTACCAGGGCGCAGCGACCGCTAAGAATGTCTTATCTACTCCACAAGGTGGGGTGCAAAGACGGCCCGGCATGGTGTACCTGGATACCTTATCCTCTGAAACACGATTAGCTAGTTTCAGTTTCAACACCGAACAGACGTATTTGATTGCTTTCAGTAATAATCAGATCGAAATCTACAAGGACGGAGTGAGCCAGGCAACGGTTACAACAACCTATACCACGGCACAACTATTTGAGTTGGGTTGGACTCAGTCCGCAGATACGATGATTATCTGCCATGAATCTCATGCACCGGCTAAGTTGGTAAGAGGGTCCACGCATACCAGTTGGACACTGAGCGACATCACTTTTAAGGACTTGCCCGGATTCGACTTCGATGATGACTATTCAACACTGACCTTTACGCTAGGTACAAATCGGCACAAGATGCACGAGTCCATTACGTTGACGGCATCTGCTGCGGTATTTGAAGCCAAGCACGTTGGTGGTATTTTCGATGCCTGGGCAGCCGGTGAGCGAGGGGTCGGCAGAATCACCGCAGTAGCCAGTAGCACCAGTGCCACGATTAAAGTTTTAGATACTTGGTTAGAAAATTCGGGCAGCAGTCCTACTGAGGGAGATGTCTTAGCCGGTGATGCGATGGTTGCGGAACCGGTCTGGTCCACCATGAGAGGATGGCCGAAACAAGCCACTTTCTATCAGGCTCGGCTTTGGTTTGGTGGCTCAACGAAACGACCACAGACCGTTTGGGGTTCGGTCACTAACGACTTTTACTCATTCAATCAGGGGTCAGGTCTTGATGATGAATCAATTGCAATCACGTTGGACACAGATCAGGTCAACGCTATCACGGCACTCTATGCCGGGCGGCACTTACAGATATTCACAACCGGTGGTGAATTTATGGTGGATAGCTCACCAATCACCCCGGAAAAGGTAACGGTTAAACGACAAACCCAGTACGGCTCATCGAATCTCAGGCCAGTGTCGATTGATGGGGCAACCTTATTCCTGGACAAGACCAAAGAGGCCGTGAGGGAGTTTGTGTTCAGCTACACCGAGGACAGTTACACCAGCACCAACGCATCACTGTTGGCGAGTCATTTGATTAATGCACCGGTTGATATGGCTTTGTATCGTGGTACTGGTGATACGGCCAATTACATCTTGCTAGTCAACGCTGACGGCACAATGGCCGTATTCAATATGCTGCGGCATCAAGAGGTTTCAGCATGGACTCAGTGGGTCACTGCTGGAACCATTGAAGCGGTCGCGGTGATTGATGCTGATGAAATCTATTTTGTGGTGAGTAGAACTATTGATGGTGTTGCAACACGATTCTTAGAGAAAGTATCAACCAGTGAGTACACCGATTGCAGCGTAACCATTACGGCTAACAGTTCAACAGTCACAGGATTGGCACATCTTAACGGTGAAGTTTGCCGGGTTAAGGCTGATGGTTCTGTACTGGACAATGCAACACCGGCATCAGGCTCCATCACGATTGACCGCACTGCAACTGATGTTGAAGTGGGTCTTGATTATGATGTGGTGGTTAAGACCATGCCATTGAACATGGATTTTCAGAACGGTCCGATTCTAATGCGCAAAAAACGCATTGTCCGGGCGATTCTTAACTTGCATGGTTCGCTAGGCGTTTATGTTGATGACGAGTTGTTGCCTGATCGGTTATTCGGTGATGCTTTAGATGATGTTGTCACGCCATACACAGGCATCAAAGAGATTTCAAAGATGGGCTGGACTGAATTGGCACAGGTGACGATTAGTCAGAAAGACCCCTTGCCGATGTTGTTAATGGGATTGTCACTGGAGGTTGAGGCATGACCGAGATAGCAACCACCAGGGATGATGTTGAGGCGCTAGAAGAATTGATGGTTCAGCAACCACAGGTTGATGTGGAAGTGGACCATTATTTTAGTGATGGGTTGTATGGTCGAGCAGTCTTTATCCCGGCTGGGGTAGCGGCAGTGGGTCATGTCCACAAGAAAGATCACTTGAGTTTTTTGATGCAAGGAACAGTGACGGTGCTAACCGATGACGGCATGCAAACCTTAACTGCTCCGAAGATTATCAAAGCGACTAAGGGCATTAAGCGTGCTGTTTATTCTCATACGGATAGCGTTTGGGTGACTGTTCACGCAACCGATGCGACCGACCCAGATAGTGCGGTCGATGAGTTGGTTGAACCCAGTAGACCGGAGATCGAAGCAATGAAAAAGAAAGTATTAGAGGTGGTGAAATGAGTTTTATCAATGTTGCGATTGCTGTTGCAGTTGTTGTCAGTGCAGGAGTTAGCGTTTACTCCGCAGTTGAACAGGGTGAGGCTGCCGACAATGCAGCAAAAGCCAAGGCAGACCAGGAAGAATTTGCAGCCAAAGATCGAGAGATCACCAGGCGAAAGCGATTACTAGCAGCAATGGCATCACAGAACGCAATGAGTGCGGCCGGTGGAGTTCGTGCCTATGAGGGTTCACAGTTGAATATGCTGAAAACTGACATGGGTGCTTACTCTTACGATGCCAGTATGGATCGCGGCACAACCGACACAAACAAGGCATGGATGTTGTACGGTGGCCGAGTCGCTAAGAACACTGGTTATTTAGGTGCTGCTGCATCGGGTATCAGTGCTATCGGCAGTCTTGCGTCATTGGGTGGGCCAAGCGCAAAAGTGACCAGTACACCGGGGGTTGGCAATCCCACTATGGGGCAAGCGATTCCGATGGGTTCGCTCCGGTCATCGAACTTACTTACTAGGTAGACGAATGGCACGTTATCAGCAAAAGACAATTCTCAACTTTGGCAACTCTGTCGATGTGGCCAGGTGGCAACAGCAGCGCCAGTGGCAGCAGGCCGGACAGATTAGCAGTAAGATTGGTGACATGGCCTTTAAGTACCTGGAAAAAGAGGTCGGTGAGCAAGCAACCATTGCCGGAATGATGGCTGGACAATCTGGCAAGCCGTCCTTGAAAAAAGGGTGGACCACTTATGACAACGCTTATGACAAGGCTGCGATTGCCGCTTACAAGACCAGCAGTGAAGTGGACATCATCACAGAATCCGCTCGGCTGCGTGATGAGTACCGGAACGACCCGGAGGGCATGGCTAATGCTTTCAAGGCATGGGATAAGGGAGTACGAGATACCCTAGACCCGGAACTATATCAAGTCTGGTCCGGTGTGCAGCAAGCCTACTATAAAAACAATTTATCGAAAGCAATCACTGGCAAACAACAGGCTGACTTTGAAGCCAATGTTGCGACTGTGTTGACCGGACTAGGCACACGCGCCACTGAGTTACAAGATGCCTCATTTGAGGGGAATGATGAAAAAGCGGCACTGATATTCAATAGCATGAAAGGTGAGATTGAAAACTATGCTAATCCATCTGATGGCAGTCAACCGGTTATCAGTGAAGCCGATGCAATCAAATTTATAGCCAAACTAACCAACCAGAATCACAGCAATATGTTCCTGGGCGAGTTGTCAAGGACACTAGGGCAACCTGATGGCTTAGAAAAAGGACAGGAGGCCATTGATAAGTTCCGAAACTCTAAGGTAGGTGATAAAGAGTTAGGGATGAGCAAACAGGAAATGCTCGCTAAGATGCTTTCTTTGTATGGCCAAGAGGTCAGGATTCGCAGAAACAAGGGTCTGCTGGCGAAAGGCCAGGATAAAGCAGTCATTGCCTCTGCTGAAAAACATACGAAAGCAGTGGTGGCCTCACTGAATAAGGGTTTGCCGGTCACAAAAGAAGATATTAAGGCCGCAGAGGATGGGTTCCGGCATCTTGATCCAGTTAAACAGCAAGAATATATTGATGCGATTGTTCGGGTGGGTGACATTCATGACTTTCTGTTGCAATCTCCGACAGATCGCACCAACACACTGAGCCAACTTCCATTAGAAGATCGCCAGTTATACCGCAAGGCTAGTGATAACTTTGAATCTGAGTTGAAAGATTCTGGTGTTGAGTTCCTTGATCGGTTCTTTGGGCAAGAGTTTCAACCCATCGACTTAGCCGACCCTGACCCCGATGCGATTGATGGCCGGTTGCAGAAAGTGGAGTATTACAAACAAACGCTCAATAGACCTGTTCAGTTATTGACCCCTAGCGAATCGGGGGTGATTGAGCGTGAATTTGACAGGCTTATGGACGGTGAACAATACACGAAAGTAGTGGATAAAACGGTGGCTGTTAACCTGATTTTCGGTGATAGTTCGATGGAAGTCTGGGAGCAAATTGCAGATAAGTCAGTGGGTGGCGTTTATACTGTCATCGGAGATTTGGCAAGAACAAACTCAGGACAAGAAACAGCACACAAGGTATTGCGTGGAATGGCATTGCAGTCATCTCAGGGCAAAACTATCAAGAATCTTGAACAAACAGTAAGGACGGTTATTGGTAACGCTTTCGGTGACTATCAAAAACTAGCACAATCATACAGTCAAGCTGCACAAGCGCTGGTTGTATTGCGTGATCATAGTAGTCCTATTGACGATGCGGTTAACCACGAATCCGATATTACTAGCCTTGTCACTCAAGTCACCGGGGATATTTATGATGTTGGCACATTACAATTTGATGATGGTTCTGCGTATCAATCAAAGATTATATTGCCGCAAGGGTGGAGCAGTGAGGCATTTGAGGACTTTTTAGACGAACCCCCTCTCTGGGTTACGGACCAAATGGATTCGCGTTACGGTAGTTCACAACACAAGCGAGATATTTTACAGGATGCCATCTTAGTGCCGGAGGGTCATGGGCGTTATTACATCCATTCCAAAGGGAAAGGGGGAGGGTTGGTGACAATCAAAGATCAAGCCGGCCAAGCGATGATTTTAGATATTAATGACCGGTGGAAGATTAAGCAATGAGTTGGACTCATCAATCCGCGCTGAATATTGATTACGACTCAGAGAAAGAACTGGGTGAAGATAGCGGTTTCCTTGAAAACTTCAATGTGGCTTATGATCATGAGCAAGCGGAGAACTTAGGTAACTCAGAATCTATCACGATGATGGAGGACGTTAATAATGCCTATACCGCACTGTACGAATATACCGGGCAAGCACGATTCGATACCTTATCCAGCTATGGCAATTCGGTGGCTGGGTTTGACCTTGATCTGCGCGACCTCGGGGCTGAACAAGACCTGATTACTAAACTCAGACAACAACACCCTGATGATACCCGGCTCAGAACGTATGAGCAGATGATTGCCGACAAAAAGCCGGAGTTAAAGGCTTTGCGAGAACGCTCACAGGACGTTTATGACCGTGCTGGTGTGATGGGTACAGTAGGTACTTTCTTAGGCACAATGGGCGCTCACGTTAAAGACCCCTTATTTATGTATTCGTTGCCCTTTGGCGCTGGTCCGACTACGGCCAAAGCAGCATTAGGTCGTGCGGTACAGGTCGGAGCAAAAGAGGCTGGGATTGCCGGAGTTGCAGAAGTACCGGTATCGGTTTCACGGTATCAATGGAAAGAAAAGATTGAATCACCTTGGTCAGTTTGGGATGCAGCAGAAGAAACCTTAATAGTGATGACTGGCACAGGCTTATTGTCCGGTGTGGGCTACGCTATCGGGGATGCTTTAGGTTGGACTCATGCCGCGAAAGTAGCGCGTGAGAATGGCTTAGAGGGTGAGGCTCAGATACTAGAGAAACGAGCCAAGATTATCGAAGAAAGTGAAGCGCAAGGTGTTCCGGTTGAGGAAGTCCTTGATGCTAGGGTCGAGGCTGAGAGTCAGATGGGTCACTTTGATGACCGACCGATTACACGCACTAACCTATATCACGGATCAGACAGCATATTTTCGGAGTTTAAAGACGATATGATTGGCTCGGCAAATGATGCTGGGTTTTATGGTGCTGGTCATTATTTTACTGACAATACAGGTGAGGCCAAGTATTACGGTCCTCATGTAAGCGAATGGATGACCAACGCTAACATTATTGACCTGATAGGGGATTCAACAGGTAGAACCCATGATTATGAGGGGTTCATTAATTACGCTAGGAATTTAGACGAAATAGGCGCTCTGGACGAAGAACACCAACAGGCGCTAAAGGCAATCACTGATGTCAATGAGTACATAGATGACAACGTAGATTTCTTGCTAAAGGATAATGCAGATGGCAGCGAGGGGTTCATTGCGCGTATTGATGACCCAGTGCAGCGTAGCGATACTGATCCAGAGTATGACTATGTGGATAAGTTCGAGCCTAACTACAACATGAGGGATGCACCACTTACAAAAGATGAGGCTATCAAAGACCTTAAAGAGCATTTTATACGCACAATGGATAAGGTGCGAACTGGAGGACTTGTCCATTATTCAGACTATGTGAACGAGCATTTCCCAGGCTTACTGGTAGACCGTAAAGAGTCGCTTGCTGATTATGTGCGGACTAGACCCAATGGCGCGATGGTCCTCACGGAGAAAGCACAAGCAGCCGGATATGAGGGAATAAAAGCTGGTGATGAAACCGTCATCTTTGATGCTAAGAATATCAAAGCCGTTCCAGTAGAGGGCAAATACAACGCAGATTTAGAAGTACCTGGTGCTCCAATCCTTGAGGGTAGTGAGGTTACAGCAACAGTACGCAGTTATGCAGAAGTCATGGAAGAATTTGATGCAGAGGAACAGCTTTGGAAAGATGTCGAAACTTGTATGATGGGGTTAGCTGATGGCAAATAAGTGCACTAAGCCACTCACTACGGCACAGTTAGAGCAG